GCCTAGAGATTTTATCTTGTTGCCCAAGGCTCCAGCTAGCTCGCCTGCTCGTCCCAATACCGTGCGGTTCTGACCACCTGTGGTCATGGCTTCTTCTGCGCCTTTGAACAGGTTGTGAATGTTGCTTCTGTTGAGAGATTTGCCTTCTGTGAGTTTGTTAAGTTCACGCACCAATGCCACTGCTTCGTGGTATAGTGGGTGGGTCTGTATATCTAGATCGTTATTGTTTGTTAGGTGTTGAAGTTTCACTGCGCATTCTCCGTATGCCCCTAATGAATTTGTTAGGGTCCTGCGCTCGAATGCTGTTTAACAGCCTGCGTTCTAGCTCAGACGCCACATCCTCATCATAGGATTCTCTAATGGTATTAATAAGATTAATGGCGCCTTGTATCACATGGTCAGCACGACTCTCCAGCACATTTTCCTTGTCCTTTTCAACAAAGTAGCTGTCGAGTTCTTCCAGTATGCTACGGGTTTTTTTAAGCACCCCAAGACTCCATTTCTCTATTATTTATTGCAAGTGCATTTAGAGTTTGGCTTATCTTGCTTGGGCTTTGATGCCAGCTAGCATGCTTTTTAACTTGTTTGAACCCAGTTCAGCTTGTACCGAAGCAGTTGATTCAGCAGCTTCGGGCTCCACAGTGCTCTTGGTTTTGATTTGATTCATGATGTTCATGGCCTGTGGACGATGCGAATCCCCTTGTTGATCCTCGGGCAAGTCTGTGATACGCAAACTTTCCATATTGTATTCTAGATCAACCTTTTGTCCAACACCACTGCTGCTACGAGTTTTCATCAACTGTATTTGATAGCGGCCGCGCTCTTTCATGGCTCTTGAAGTAAAGATACCAAACACATTATCTGCTGTGTTAATTTTACTAATACCACCGGAAATATGGCTGTGATCAAATTCAATTTCTTCCACAGCACTACGATTCAACTGACTTGCAGTGATCAACAGTATGTTGAACTCTTTGGCCAAATTGCGTAGTTCTTCACTCACATACTTGTCTTTTACAAACAGATCGTTTGGTGATACCTTGGCACTCACTGGCATAAGCAAGTCCAGATAGTCCACCATTATGTAGTCTGTTTTCATTCCGGTTTGCACTTGCAATTCTTTTAGATACGCACGAATGTCATTGATGTTGCTTTGTGCTGGCATGTATTTGATACGCAAGGCTCCGGCCTTTTTACCTACCAGCTTGATCTTCATTTCCACCGTGTCGATATCTTTGAAGATTTCACGAGTGCTCACATTGGCCAGCATGCTGTCTATGCGCATGGCACACAGGCCTTCACTGAGTTCTAGCGTTAGATACACACCGTTGAGTCCTGCCAGCGACCAGTTACACGCAATGTTTTGCATGAACAAGGATTTACCAGATCCAGAGCCGCCTGCAAAGATGTTGAGTTCGCCGCGGTTCATGCCGCCAAACAGTTTCTTGTCCATAGCAGGCCAGCCAGTGCTGATTTGTCCGTTGCCTTCTCTAATGGCCATGAGTCGTCCACGGGGATCAGCATAATAGTCAGTGCCCATGTCCTTGGTCAAACTAATCTGTACAGCATCTTTGATCAGTTTTTCCACAGGATTGAACTCGCCTTTTTCGATCAAATCTGCTGCTTTGAGAATGGCTCGCTCAAGTTCTTTTTGTTTGGTAAAACTTTCAAACTCTTCCATGAACCAATCAAAGTGTCCGTCGCCCAAGTCGGGTATGCTTCGCAGTTCAACTCCAGTAACTGCTCGCACCTGTTCTAATGTGGGCAGAGTCTTGTGTTTGTCTGAGTGTTCTTTGACAAACTTGGCCACGCTTCTGAGACTGCGGTCAAAGTTTTCATCGTTGTAGATGTTTTGCACACGCACAAAACTCTGTGAATCATGCAACATCATTTCAAGGAAAAGTTTTTGTATTTCTGTGTTATATTCTTTGGTCATAATTGTCTACAAGTATAACTGCAAACTGGCTGCGGATCAAATTGCATTTGCTCATCGTATTGGCCCAATTGAGTCAATACTTGGGTCAGCGTAGTGTTACTTATATTGTATGCTGTTGAGTCAGTGTGGAACTGACTGCGGTAATAGAATCTATGATCAGCAGCATAACAACATGGTGTGTACTGTCCACTTGCACTGATATAATGTTGATTACCTGCTGAACACTTTGGTTGCACCAATCCTGCACCCCTGTGCCATATTAGAGTTTGTGATTGCGGACGCAGAGGATCTGCTTCTATAAAACGATTACTAGGATCCAGTTTCACATCGTGCATGCCAAGATCTTTAGCCATTTGTTGTATGGCAGGAATTTCTGGTTCATTGAAACTAAAAGGCACTACTTTCCATACAGCTCTGGCATCAGAGCTTGCCACTGCCTGTATGCCTTGTGCAATAGTGCCCCAATCACTGTTCACACGATATTTTACGCTGCTTTCTGGTAAACCGTCGATACTAAATTCCACAATGTCAGCCGGAGTCAACATGCCTACCCAAGATTCCCACCAGGCACGATCTCTGTAGCTGCCATTGGTAGTGAGCACAATGCGGCCTTGATTGCTTTTTATAAACATGATCAAGTCGCGCAGATGTTCGTAGTAGATAGGATCTCCTGTGTTACCACAAATGCCCCAGGTGAGATTGGAAATATCCACATCCAAGAAACTTTTCAATGCTGGCAGATCAAGATCTTGATTGTGCCAGTTTTTCCTACCAAACTGTTTGATAAATTGAGTGCGCTCACAAGCAGAACATTCTAACACACATCTGTTAGTAGGTTCTAAGTGAAAGCCATAGATTTTCATTGCTTGCTCTTTAGTTTGATTTTCACAGGATTTTTTTCTACTGTGTCAATGATACTTTTAAGTACAAACAATTTGCCATACTTTTTAACTGCATCAGCCACATCCTTGCACTCAGGATCTTCTCGCCAGACAGGAAAGCTCACGGCCCACCCATATTCTATTGCACGGTTTATCAAAGCTTCGCCTGGCCATACTTCTTTATCACGCTTGTCCACATGACGATCAAAGTCTGGGACCACAATAATATCTCTGCCAAGATCTTCAATGATTTCTGCTTGTGTTTCGCTGATGTCATTGCTTAGTGTGGCCACGCCGTCTACCGCCATGGCATCAAACGGGCCTTCAACTACCAATACAAACTTGGCATTGGGTTGTTGCATGTTGGTATTGAACACATAATTAGGTTCGTAGTTGCTGTGATATTTGGGTTTCACATCAGGCACTACTGCTCTAGCTGTGTACCCAATCAGTTGATCACGCCAATAGAACGGCACAATCACACGCCGATGTAGATTGTAACTGGTATCCGCAGAGAGATAAAAATCATACTTGTTCTGAATTCTTCTTGCATGCAAATACTCGGCTGCTTCTATCAACTGTTCGCCGGCAAGATTCAGTAACTGCGATTCTTGAACAAGTCCGTTTTTATCATAGTCTACTTTGAGTCTGATCACTGTGCATAACTGTGCGATGCTTACACTTTCCTGCGGCAATGCACGAGGGTTGAAAGTAATGTCCACAGGTGGTGGCACTGCATGGTCATCTGCAGACATACTTTCTTTTAGTCGTAGAGCTTCCATGACCAGTCGTTGCACAGTGTTATCATCTGCGCCTAGCCATTTGAGTAGTTTACGGAATTTGAATCCCAGCGGACGCCCTGGGTAGAACCCTGTTTTGAACCCGCAGTTGAAGCAATGATAACTTACACTTCCGTCGGGCAGCATTCCGCCTCGGCCTCTGGTGTCAGCTGATTCGCCGTTGTGTGAGCAGCACACTGCATTAAAACTAATCCAGCGAGAACTGTTCTTGCGCTTTGGCGGCAACAAGGACAATACTTCCTGCTGAACTAAATTATTATTCATCATGCAATTGTAACATCAATGTAAAGAAAAATCAAACTTGTTTTTTGGCACTAAATAACTTGAGCCAAAATTTGGATTAGGAAGTGGACGATCAGCTAAAAGAATTTATCAAAAAATACCCGTTTATAAGCTATGTGGTGTATGGTGGCAATGAATACATAGGCATTATACAAAATGTAGATGATATTCTAACCACTGTGTATGATTTTGGTAGCCTGCGTACAGAACAAGAAAAAGCACTGTTTCTAAACCTAGGTGACCAATGGTGGTGGGAAAGCAATCGTACTATTCCTATCAATGTGTTTCTGCGGCAAGACTGGGTACCTTTTAGATACTCGTTGAAAACCATGAACAGTCGCGATGTGGTAATCAAATTTGGTCCTTACATAAGTCTCAAAGAGATAGCTGCCAAGAAAACCAAACGCCGTTCAATTGTGTTGGTCCGCAAAACTGATTAGATTCATATTCACCACAACCAAGTGCGCATAGGCAACTGCGTGACTTTTCTTAAAATAGTATGCACCGTCATCGGGTCGTGTCCAAACATGTTTGGCAACTTCGCTCCAGGCCATGCCGGCTAGAATTCTTTTGGCAGGCCTGATTACACTCAAAAACATAGCCAACCTAGGAATAGTATCCACAGGTTCTGGCATACGCTTCAACAAGTCCCAGTGATTGTTTACATGAATAAGTTGTTCAAAAAACGCCTTATCAGTGTTAAAACGCTGCCAGTTGGGTGTAGAATTCATCAATTCTAATAGGTGTGCTTCGTCTCGCACCTGACGGTACAAGTTCACATTGATAAAATCAAGTTTGAGATATCCACGATCTTCTGCTTGTTCATAATCCAAACTGGCCAGTCCTGTAAATGGATCTGCAGGAATCATGGTAGGATGCACACCTGTGTTGTGTGCAGCCAGTGCATCATTGCGACGCAAACTGGCAGGTGTGTGTTTGATCAATTGCAGTATTTGTTCGCGGTCTGCAAAGTCAATATCAATGTCTGACTGAAACTTCATAGTCCTGCCTCCCCAAGTACATGTTTGCACCACTCTGCGTCTGCCATGTAGTCTTGTAGCTTGCGATTCCAATAATCAGGATCAATCCAAGGCAGAACAACAGCCAGAAAACTTTGGTCAAGACTGCCAAGAAAATCAACGCCACTAGCACAATTAAACAATATCCAAGGACTAATCCTACCGGTAGTAACATGGTGACAAACACGACTAGCATTAGCATAGCGAAAGTAATCGCGAAACCCGTTTTTAAGATCTGTATGAGTGTCTGCATAGTTTTGCATTTCTTTCAATCCACGCTCAAGTGCGTCTTGCACATTCTCTTTGCGTAGGTACTGCATGAGCCATTCTTCATAGAAACTGTCCTTGCACCAATGATCCAATTTCTTGTTCTGCTTCAACAGCCATTCCAGATAGTCTATAGAATTTATCGCACGAATACCAACCAGGTGCCGTCCAAATTTAACAAATGCACCATAGTATGGACTGGTTACAAAATCTTCATAACTTTTTAATCTAGCACTGCCCTGTGTGACTTCATAGAAGCGCAGATAAGAACGCAGGCCCAGTTGCACTCCTGCTTCTTTTTCCTGCTGCCAGCGTCTTTTTTGCTCGCAGAGATGCGCCGCAAGTGTTGACTCCTTACGGAATTCTGTATTGCAGTATCGACATTTATAACTCTGCTTTAATTCGTTTGTCATCCCAACCCAACTCCTGGGCTTTTTTGATAAGGTCTTGTTTGTTGTTGAGTTTGGCCATGAGTTCAATTTCATCTCTCTTGAGGTGTGGATACAACGCAGCCAGAAATTTCAGGTGTTTGTTTTCATAACCTGAATTTTTTTTCTTGTTTGCAATCCACTGATGTTTGAATGTACCAATACCTGGACTCACTGCTGTGGCGCACAACCATTGCAACTTAGGGTGTTTGGCTATGTCAAAAAAATTCTTGTTAAGGTTTTGATTACAACTCATCACATAGTAGGCTTGAATATTGCTAGCAGCCTGCACCTGGCTGCTCCAACGCA